TTAAAAACAATAATCCACTTTGAAACTCAGATTCAATTCAGTATTTTTGCAGTGCACCTTTAGCTCAGTTGGTAGAGCATTTGACTCTTAATCAACAGGTCGCCGGTTCGAGTCCGGCAAGGTGCACATAATTAAAACCTTGTAGGACAATAACTTACAAGGTTTTTTGTTTTATCTTTGAAACCCTCAAAATTCCCATTGTACCCTAAATTGTACCAGTTTTTTCTTCTTAGGGTAATTCTAAACACTCAATTAAAGTTAAACCGGTGTAATTTTTACTGCGATTTCTCTTTAATTTCAAGACTCTGTAAACCTTTTCAGTATTTCTTAATTGATAGAACCAGTGGGGCTGATATTGACATCCTTTGAGCTTTAACTTAAGAATATTTCTATTGCTTTTTTTTTGTGCTTCGATAATTTCAATACAATGATTAACAAAACTATCTTGAGCAGAATAAACTGCTTCATCTTTAAGATACCGTACTTTACTTGTAATTACGGGATATTCAGGGTCAAATAATGAACTACTATATCCTTCACTGTCATATTCGTCTTCTCCATTACAAGGAAAAGGAAAGACAAGTTTTACTTCAATGTTATCTATTTTTTCTCCACCCTCATTACTCAGCACAGGGTGTTCGATGTATTCTCCGTTTCCGTTGTGAACCGTGTATTCTATTTTTCTTCCGTCGTAACCTTGAATTCTTAAAGAAGAAATTCTTGTACCGGTCTTTATTTCTAAAATGTCTAAGTCGGAGATCCTGAATAGTTGAGAATTGTTATTAAAAAAAATTGGCATTACATAGAGTTTATTATCTTCTACTCCCTCAATTAAGTATGATGCAAGATTATTTAGCACTGCTTTCACTATTTCTTTTTTAGTTGTAAATGGAGTAGTAGTGCTGTAAAGGTTTTTCCAACTCATTTTGCATTCTTTAATTGAGTAGGTGCCTCTATCGGTCTCCACTTCCCAGTCAGAAATCCAGATAACCTCATCATAAGGCTCTGTCGGATTAAGTTTTCTAAAGAAATCATTCAGATATGTCTCTAAATAAGTTGGCGGGTTTCCTTTCTCATATTCCTTAAATATATCGACTGAACGAATATTTTTAGTCTTAATTGTTATTTCTTTTTTAATATAAACAGATTCAGTTTCCACGATAACTAATTTTGCCACCTGTAAATCATATTCATCATTAAGAGTGATTATAGATATTTGTGTCTGTAATTCACTTAAAAGAGATTCATATCTCTGCTGATTATTACTTTTTAATTTGAAGCTTAAATTGTACTTTATAGGTTGAAAGAAAAAATCATCTTCTTCGTTTCCGTCGAACTCGAAATCCCCTGGATTGATTAGTTTGGCTTCATCTTCTTGCGTTATATAAATATTATCAATACTAAAACTTTCGCCTGTGCTATGTTCGATAATTATTTTGGTTGTAGTAGTTAGTGCAATAAATTGGAATTGTTTTTGCCCTATTGAATTAGCTGTCCCAAATAATATTTTTTCATCACCATAATAAAAATAAATTTCTCCACTTGTTAATTGTGTTACTAATACCTCTACTTTATACAATGAATCGCAAAAGATAGTCCTCAATGCTTCTGATCCTGAAAGTACTGCTGACTTGCTGACAACCAATTGCTGACTTACTATGCTTACACTTCCACCATTGAATCCGCTCCAATGCAGTTTAGAGTAACCTATAAACTCAGAGTCATAAGTCTTATGCTTAATCATTCCGCCGTCATACCCATAAGCAAAATAGTCATCTTCATCAGGATAGTAAATCTCTATTTTTGGTTTATAGGTCTTATCATAAATTTTCACTATCCCGGCATTGCCAATAAGTACTTTATTTCTTGCCATTCCTTAACCTACTTTATAGCGTGCAATGTCGTTTTCTATTTTTCTTAGTTTTACTCTTAATTCATCTAATTCAAATCCAAGTTCACCGTTTACTTGAATAGGTTGGTCGTTAATTACATTAACATTTACAATTGGTTTAAGAGAGTTTATTTGACCTGAATTAATGATAGTCTTATTTAATAGGCTATCCATTTTATTGAGTGGAATAAATGCTTCGTTTCCTCTTTCACCTGCATAAACCAAAGTCGGTTTAGTTATTACTCCGCCGTCTGCCATCGGTATTGCTCCCACGGCGGCACCTGCTATTAATGGATTACCAGTTGCGATACCGATAATACCGCCAAGCAATTTAGCACCGATTGAAAAAATACTATTAGTTATTTGAGACGCTAATATTTCACCTAATCTCTTCAAGGCACTATTTCGCATTGCTAACCAGACTGCGTCCCATTCATCTTTAGCTTGTCTCGAACGTATGATAAAGTTGTCCCATAAAGCATTCACACCTTCATTTACACTACTCGTAATATCTATCAATTCATTCCATTTTTCAAAATCACTTTTCTCATTGGTAGGTTTTATTTTCTCGCCTGTATTCTCTTTTTCTTTGGCTTCCATTCTCCTTATTGCATCTTCTCTTTCAATCTCTTGCTGTCTTCTCCATTCTCTTAAATTAAATGTAAATTTATTCATAAAATCAGCGAAGGCATTTTCAATATTATACATTGATACATATTCGTTTTTTATTTCCTTAACTGCTTCTTTTTCTAACTTCAGTTTTGAAAGTTTATTCTCAGTTCCTTTCCCTTCTTCTTTTAATATGCTTAATCTATTTTTATAAGCATCAAGTAATTGCCTGTTATAAGTAAGGTCCTTAGATATTCGTGCATTCAATTCACTATCCGCTGTTTTACCAAATCTTTTCTCATCTGCACCAATCCATTGTTCTAATAATTTAATTCCTTCTTCTAATTGCTTATTATCTTTACCCATTGTCTCAGCCAATAAGCTAAATTGATTATTTTTGAATTCTTGCTGACTTGCATAAGCATTTATCTGCGAGTTAATTAAACCGGCTCTTGCTTCCAGCATTTTTATAAATAAAACAACATCTGCTAAAGCACCGGCTACTGCACCACCCATTAATAATCCGGCTTTAGTTATTCCACCAAAGGCAAGTTTAATAGAAGCAAGGACAGGTAATAAGTCCATAAATACTCCTCCAACACCGGTAAACGTGTCAAATATTGCCTTTCCACCTTTACCTGTTTTATCTAATTCATCGACTAAGACAATTAATCCGTCTTTAATAAACTGTCCAGTCTTTACTTTGGCTTCTTCTATCTTTACATTAAACGCTTCGAGTTTATCGGCGTTGTCTTTAACTTTATTTTTTACATCTTCTAAAGTAACTCCACTCGCTTTTAGTATTGCTTCTAATCTGATTTGTTTCTGACTCTCGGCGTCTAATTTGTCAATGGTATCGCCTTGTGCTAAAGCAAGATCCTTAACTATCTTTTCGTAAACTTCTTTTTGAATACCAAGAGACTTTAATCCTTTTGAAGCTCCCTCACTTGCGGCAACTATTTTCATAAAATTGGATTCAACACTACCACCATACTTATCCGCGGCATCTTCTGATAAACTAAACAATACTGCTTGCTGTTCAAAAGTAAGCCCTAAGTCAGTGGCTTGGTTTGAAAGTTTAATTAAATTTGCTTCTGAAACCGTTTCTGCCGTCGCTCTACGAAATAATTCTAAATTATCTGCTGTTCCTTTGAAGTTATCTTTTAGTACTTCAAGCTCGGCAGCTTCTTTTGCCATTACATTAAGTTTAGAAAATGCCTCTTTTACAGATTCAACACTTTCTCTTAAGCCGGTTACTATCATTCCCCATTGTGCGAATTCTTTAGCTGTTTCTTTATTTTCTTCTCCAACCTCATTAATAGAACGAGCAATCTCTTTTATTTCTTCATCAGTAAGATTTAAGGTAGCAAGTGCTTCTTTACCGTCTATCGTTAGTTTTAATTGTATTTCAGTCATTGCTCTGAACTTTCTTTCTTTCAAATTCGATTTGTAAATCAGTGTTGATTTTATCGGTTAGATAGAATGCTTCAAACAGTGCAAACTGACAAGGACAATAATTCTTATTTACATAGTCGTATGTTTTTATGTCTTTCCCGCACACTATAAACCTTGAGTAGTTGTTAATTGTTTCTTTATTTGCGAGGAAATCTCCGGCATCAAACTCAAAATCGTTTTTGTCTGCTCTATAACTAAAGCAAGCGTTTCGTTGTTGAATTCTAATTCTCTCAAGATTGCATTGTTTTTGTACATTAAAAAAAAAGCATACACTTTTAGAATGTCATCATAGTTTTGTTTCGCTAAGTCAATTTCTTTCTCATTAAAGCCATTTAATAGAATAGGAAAGTCCTTTTTAGCATCTTCTAAGCTAATTTCTATTTGATAATTCTTTTCAGAAGTTATTTTACTTGAATAATCTGGTCCAAATCTTTCCCTTAAATACTCATCTATTTCAAAAGTAAAAGTGCGGGTAAGGAATTTTACTTCCTTACCATTTTTATTTATAAATGAAAATTCTTTCTGTTTATGATTCATAACTACCATCTATTTGGTAAAGTAAAATTGCTTCGTATATAAATACTATCGGAATAAACTTTTGGTGTAATTCCAAGCTCTACATTTGAAACATTGTGTCCGGAACAGTATAAATATATCTTACTCCCGCCATTAAATAGATTCACGTTTTGTTTATTATAAAAAGAACAATTGTTTAACCAAACTAACGAAGGTTGTGATGAAGAAGAATTATAGAATAAATTACCACTTGTATTACTGTAAACCTTTACATTAGAAAGATTATAGAACCTTGCTGAATCATTATCTGTATCATTAGTCCGTAATAAAACCATTATCGTATCTAAAGTAATCTTGCTATTTTCTATTGTAATTCGAGGTGCATATTTTAATGCAGGAGTACTCCCGGTAGCTATAATTAATTGCGTCCAACTCGCTCCTGAACTATAGGCATAAATATTGGAATTCTTTATCGTTGTAGTGTTTCCATAATAAGAATCAATTAATACATAACAGACAATATTCTTTGCTTCAATACTGATATTTGCTGCTCCCTCAATCTTTGCTAAAGCCTTTGGATAACTTCCTTTTGGTGTATAGACCAATGAATCTAATATTTTTACATTTATGTAATTTGTAGCACCTATTCCATAGAATAAATTATGAGAGATTGTATCATAGCACACGAATTTATTAGCCGTAAATTCAAAATTATTTCTACAAATTACTATATAAGAAGTACTCACTCTATTCTGTCTTACAATAAAATCGCCGGCACCACTAATTTTGAAATTACTACCAGCACCACAAGTGATTGAATCTTCTCTGAGGACTAATCTTGCTCCTTTCTCGAAGTACAATTCAACATTATCTTTTAATGTAATAGATTCAGAATACTCACCTGGCATAACTCTTACTTGCTGTCCTGCCACTGCTTGATTAATGGCAGATTGTATTGTTTTGTAAAAGCCATTTGGGGAAACAATAATCGTATTGTAATCATCTTTTAGTAGATTAGAGTAATTATTCTTTAGCATTTGAATAAACATTCGTGTCGTAATTTGCTGAGCATTTATAAGCACGGCACAAAATATCAAGATTAATAAAAATATTTTTTTCATAACGATTCCTTTCTTTAATTAAAAAATCTTAGTAATTAAAAAATAAAGAGTAATAACTCCGGCGTCCCAAGCAGAAGAACTAACATAGATGTCTTTATTCGTTACTGCTAAAGTATTGTATTCAGCTGGTTGTAGCACTGCAAAGCCATTTTCAACATCAGCGCCATCAATTAATTCAACTCCTTCTGGTGTTGTTCCTATACTAATATCGTCAGGAAGGTCATTTCCTTCAGCCGGAGCCTGAATTATTATACTTTGTATTTTATAACCCGCTGGGATAGTACACGCTTTGCAATCACTACTAATTTCAGTTGCTTTAATTACTTTACTTTCAGAATAATACTGAAATACTGTTTGTGCAGTTTGTCCCTGTCTTGGATTCACGGTAACATCACCATAAAAGAAAAGCGGGTCATATGGTTGCTGCGGAAAGCCTTGCCAAACAAAAACTTTGTGTGTTATCTCGGTTTCATTTTCAAGTTTATCAATATCTGCGGAAGTGAGATTAATTGAATACTTTGAAGAATTTTCAATGTCAATCTCTCCCGACTGTCCGCCTTGAGCAGTACTTTGCTTAACGATAACTGCTGAACCATTACAATAAACGATAAACATTACTTTATCATTTGTATTGGCATTTTCATAATTGAATTCTATTTTACTACTTTCGCCGAGGGTTACTTCGATATCTTGTTTTGTTGCCATTAGAGAACTCCTTATAAATTTAAGATTAATCGATTATTGCCAAGAGCATTAGTTAAAGCTGTATGAAAATCAGGGAAAGGAATATCTGCACTAAAAGAAATCTTTCCTTGTCTTGTTTTATCGGCAAGTTCGAAATCATCTGAGTGTGTTAGTACTCCAGTATTAAATTGATACGTTTCGCTTATCGTCCCAACACTTACCCTTAGAAGTAATTGACTTTCCTGTGCTTTGTTAAGTACTTTCATTATTTCACTCTGACTTGCGTTCCCAGTTGTTAATTCAATAGAAACGGTAATATAGCTGACTTTATCTCTGTTTGTTAGCTTTGCTTTATCGCTTTTAGTTTTGAAACTAATACTCCAATCATCGATTTCTGAAATCGGAAACAAAACAGTTCCACTTGGAGATTCAATAGCGGTCAAATATGGTGACGCATATTTAGTATAATCAATGCCGGCAAACCCGTGGCTGCTTCCATTTGTATTTAAGAAAGAACAACTCTCATTGGTTCCCGCAGAAGCAATGATTGATTTCATTACATCAAAAGGTAATGCAACTTCGAGTGGTATTTTTAAGTCCCTGCCTTTTGGAGATAGAGTAAAATCATAGCCCAATCCCATAAAAGCAAGATTGCCGCAAAAATTAAAAACATCGCCAACATATTTGTTATTTGAAAGTACAGATTCGTTCCCAATCAACTGACAATCACAACCGCCTGAATTAATGAAGTGAGAAATATTTTGCAGTATAGTTATATTGCCTTCGTTTGTTATTCCTTGATATGTTGATGCATCAAGTTTTGCATTAATCATATTACGAAGCTTTCTTTCACGATAGTCAATTGTCTCTTCGTGTCCTTTTAGATTTAAGGTAGCAGGTTGTCGCAATCCAAAGGCGATTGGATAACTTGGAGTTGATAGTAATGTATTAATGCCTGCTATTGCAATTCCTCTGATTCCTGGTTTACTGAAACTCATTTTATTCCTCTCTATTTAATTAATAAAATTAAACTCGTTATTATTAATGTTGTTACGCCGCTTATAAATAGTGGCTTTTCGTACCACCTGGGCGTAGCTTCGACGATTACTTTTTTATAAAGCTCTTCTTTTTGTTCCCATAAATTCCTCTCTGCGATAAAGGAATTTACGATCTGATTGTAGTGATTTATTTCTATATTACTTAAAGAATCTTTCATTCTTCTGTATTCAACTTCAGTTAGCAATTTTGAAATTGCTTTTAATTCAACAAGATTAAATGCGTTAATTGAATCTTGCTGAGCCAAGACGGAGCAGTTGAAACCTAATAATATCATAGAGATAATTATCACTCTTAACACTGTCAACTTCATTTGCTTTTTGCTCGAAATAATTTTTTATAAATGTTTTATGTTGCTCAATTCGATTTATGGAATCTATTTTTACAGTAATACTTAATTGAACACTATCAATCCTATTTGATAGAGTACTGATAACGGTTTGTAAATCTTCTTTATTTACTGAATCATCTCTATTTTTTACAATATTTAGCAAACTAACAATTAAGACTGCAATTAATAAAAGCGTGTTCAAATTAATCTTGTTAAAAAACTCTTTCATACGGTTTCTTCTATCTTTCTAAAATCAAAAGCAATACTAATATCACTCTTGTCCGCTCTTAGATTGTGATGGCTCACTATACCGTTAAAGTCGAAGTAGCTTTTATTATATTCATAGTTCGTAATAACCTTTCTCGGAATATTAAACTCTTTACGTAATTCAATTAATAATTCTCTAACTGCTTCATATTGGCTACTTGTGTAGCTCGCAAAAAATCTGCTCCCTCTCCAGAGTGAAGAGTTTTCAAATACTTTACCTAAATACTCTTGTTTACCATCTAACCAAAAAAATCTTCTATCCTTACCAATCGTCTTTTGTACTAATATTCCTTCATTTACTATCTCTATTCCTATTGATTGTTTATTCTGTTGAGTGGTAGAACCTTTGCCTATATGATAAGCCCAATAAATTGAATCATATATCTGATATATTGTTCCGTCCTTATCAACAACAAAAGGTACTGCTACTCTTTCCGGTGTCTGCTTCCACCAATCTATCGGACTTGTGGCAGTTGAGCTAACTGTATGATGTAAAACAATCTGTGTCTTCTTGCACAATTGCTTGTAGTACTGATTCTCGGGAAAGTCTTTGTGAATAATAATCATTATTAACTTACCTTATTTCTATTTGCAAAATGCTCAAGGACATTTGAACCAAAAAACAATCCCGCTACTACTCCATAAGCCATAGCCGACTGAAATACAAAATTAGCATCACAAATAAAATTATTTGCTTTACTAATTGCATAAAAAAGAATTGCAGTAAAAAGCACTATTGTAATTATAAAACCAAAAAATTTTCTACTACCTTGTCTCATTTACTCGCTCCAGAATATGTTTAATGTCTTGTTTAATTTCTCTAACATCTTCTTTTAGGTTCTTCATATCTGCTTTTAATTCCGTTCCATCAACGAGTGGAAAAAATTTGTCTCTTGCTGATTGACTAAACGGACAAACTGAAATATGATTATTCATTTCTTCCGCAACAATTTCCTTTGCTCTGCTTTCATTAACTTTATCACTAACTTCTTGTAATATCATTTCTTTTACCTCTTCTTTACTTGCTTTTCCTTTAATAATGACACTTATCGCTCCGAGATTGAAAGCAAGCAGTATCAAGGAAGATAGTATTGCAAACGAGTTTTGTTGAATAAAATGCTCCATCTCATAAACTTAAATAATTCATTAATAAAGCATATCCTTCATAGATATACTTAAAACAAATAGCAAATAACAACGCAAGAGATTTAACTTTCCAATTAAATATTTCTGTAATTGCAGTGCTTCCGCTTGTGCCTAAACTCTGATAAAAGAAGTTTCTTTTCTTTAATAAATTTTGCGTTCCGTCAGCAATCGTCCATTGAACGACGGCAAGAAGAATGATCTGGTGAATGAAAGTTAGTAAATCAATCCAAAGTTTTCCCAGAACGAAGCCCGCAATTAAAAGAAACACAAAGGTAATATCTCTCCAATAATGCCAGAATAAGTTTAGTTTTCTGTCTTCTAATGGATCAGTCTCAACATATTGCTCTTTCCATCTAAGATATTCTTGATAACCACTACAAACAGCAATTAGTATTGTGGCAAAAATTAAATAAAAATAATTCATTAAAGATTCTCCGTTGCTATGAATAAATCTCTTTTTATTCTAAATACTAATTTGTGCGTCCATATCCCTGTATCGGGAGCAAACTCTTCAAAACGAGATGATTGATAAAATATTCTTTCGTCATACGAATCAATCTCATCTACTTTTAGTCCGTGTAACGCACTTACTATTGAATCTCTTAAGTCTAAAGCTTCATCGTCTGATTTTAGATTTCTCGTATCAATCAGTATTTGAAAATCATAATCAACCTTAAATCTTTGATTTGTTTCGTTAAAGGTTGTAGCACTATCTCCAGAATAAAACACTACTACTTTTTGTTTTGCTCCTGTAAGTAAATCTTTTATGTCTTTAGATACAGAAATAGAAGTTAGTTTTTCTTTAAGTTTACTGAAAATCTTATTTTTAATTCTGAGAGTATTCACTATAGACCTCGCAATGCGGCTTTGCTAAATATTCTGTCTTCTGTTGTTTTATTTGTTCTGTATGTAGAAGGCGAAACATCACTGCCGGCTTTAGTTATTCCTATATCAATAACTCCTTGCTGTATTTTTTCTAAATCTTTTATTGCAATTCGATACTGACTTAAAAGATTGTCAGGCATTTCTAAAGTCCGACGACTAAATAAATTATACTTGGCTATTGTTCGACTTAATTTATTTATTCTCTTTGGAACTGGGCTCAAAGGAACTTCATAGTTGCCGTCCAAGTAAGAATCTATTTCCTTGTCGGCATCTTCAATAGCTTTATTTATTCGTTTAACTATTGGGTCATCTTCGTCTTCTAAATCATAACCCTTTTCGTTTTCTTCGGATAAAGGCAATCGTTCTTCATCATTCGTAAGTTGAATAATTGTCTCTTGAGGAATATCGTTTGTTAAATCTACAAATGTAGAGTAAGGCATATTTATTCCTCAGTAGGCGTTTCGTGTTCAGGAATTTCTGTCGTTGTATTTATTTCTTCGCCGTCATCAAGAATAATGGCGTGCTTACTCTTAACGAGATTCATTGCTTCTTGTCTTGGCAGTAATACTTCTCCAACGAGATATTTCTTGCCATCATAAACACTGCCTTCAATTAATACTAATATGCTATCAGAAGGATTAATTTTGCTTTTATTTTTCTTCTTTGCCATTTTATTATCTACTCCTTTTTATGTTGTTTTATAAAGTCAGGGAGTCGTGGCTCTCCCTGACATAGGTGTCATTTGGTACAGCGGATTAATAGACTTTTGCAAACACAATTGTTTCAGGTTCGTGTGGGACCGTCAATGGAGACGTTTCTGCCAATAACCATAAAACAGACGGGTCTTTTTCAATCCAATCTTTAGCAAAATATGGTAAAGCAATATTCTGTCCAGCTTCTAAGTCTTCAATAGCTCCATAGTGCAATCGGTTCTCAGCTTGCGGAGTAACGAGAACAAATCTGTCAACAGGAATCATTGGCTGAGTAGCTCCGTTTTTGTCTGTGTAAGTTTCGTTGTATTCAAAAATATCAACGCCTTCAACTTTCCCGATATACTTTGCACCGGTTTCATTTGCTACTTTGTTAGTGTCGATGTTCCCTGCAACAATGCTTCTAAGATTCAATAATTGTCTTACACTTTCATTAGCAAGGAAGTAATTAATTACTTCTGTTCTTGCGAACGCTATTGTCGGGACATATCCTCTTGCATTCTGAACAACACTCTGCCAAGTCCTAATATTAGCTATTGGGTCAGCAGTCGTAACTTCGCTCCATTTAGCCCCAAGCGTTAAAGCAGGTTTATTAGCTTCCGGCATATTAAAGTCGTATTCTATTTCTAAATCATCTTGCGAAACAGTGATAACACCTGATAAAGATTGAGCCGCCATCCATTCCATTCTTCTTGTTGCTCTATCCTTTATATCTTGCAACTCTTCCGCAATCTTTCTTTCACGGAAAGAATTAATATCGCCTGAGCTACCAACATAAATTGGCATCCCAACTCCTCTTTCAAACAGCAAATCTTCTGCGGTCAGAGGCTTCTTCATTCTAATTTTTGGCAATTCAATAGTCTCTGACTTAAAACCTTGTTTGTCAACAACAGCAGCACCACTCGTTCTTTTTACGAAAGGTGCTAATTTTTTGTTGCCAACTTTAATGTCAATCTGGATCTTCTTAGTTGCGTGTTGTTTTGTCTTTGGTGCAAATAAGGTATTTAGAATAAAAGTTTTTGGTGCAACTATCTTATTGATTGCTTCTGTTAATGCAATCCAGCCAAATGTTTGGATAATACTCATTTTTTTTCTCCTTAGTTATCTATTAGTAAATCTTATTAATAAATATCGGTGTGCCAATAAAGTCTTTCTTTGCGGCATTATCTAAGCCGATTAAAGCATCTTCATTGAATTCTCCAGATGCATAAACAAGAGCTTTTGTATCTTCTTCGCTTGCGGCAACATCTTCAGCAAGAATATATCTTGCAACCTCAGTGCCATCTTCGGCTTCATCACTGTAAAGCGCACACTTACCAGAAGCAGTAATTATTCCAAGTACTGTTCCTTTTGCGTAAGGTACTACGCTACCCACTAAAGTTACAGATACTAAAACTCGTGGGAAATTACCTGCTATGAGGTTTACAATTGTTTTATCTTCACGTTCAATCATTTTATACTCCTTAAATAATTAATTAAAAAATCGTTTATTATTTGTTATTTATTGAATCAGCAATTCGATTTGCTATTTGTATGTCTTCAGTAAATACTACTGTTTCACCTTGACTATTTTTATCAGCATTTTTATTAGTATCCGGCACCTGCTTTGGAAGAAGTTCAATAAATTCCTTAAATAAAGAAATAGGATTGGCTTTTTTACCATCACTGAACTCAAATACCATTGTCTTACCTTCTCCTTCTTTCAGATCAATACTATCGAGCACCTCTAACAAAGAACTTACTTTCTCAGATTGTGCAGGTGTTAATGTTCCATAAGCAAGTTTTTCATTTAAGAACTGTTGGAACTCAAGTTTCCTCATTTTCAGACTAAGTGCCTTAAGGTTTTCCTCTGCTTGAATTCTTGAAGTCTCCGCGTACTGTAAATCGTTTTTCAACTTCGAATTATCTTTCTCGTAGTCGTTTAATTTTAATAAAGTTTCATTAGCAGAAATCACTTTTTCTTGTAATTCAATAATTTGGTTAAATAATTTAGCTTTATCGGAATTGGGGATGTCTTCGTTGAATTCAAAAGTATCTGGGATTTCACCGTCTTTGAATTTTAGGTCTGCTAATCCTTTTACAGCCGGCGGAACGGCACCTAAAAATCCAACGTGTCTTAGTGTTAAATCAGGATAAAGAGAAATGCTCCTTTTTTTATAAAGTCCTTGCTGAACTGCATCAGCAAATTCTTTTACTACTTGTTTCGGTTTAGCAAGAATTGTATCTCCGACAAGTTTTAATTTTTCAATCCAACCAAATGCAGGGTCATTATCTTTCGGGTGGCCAATAACGATAGGGGCTTCGTGTTTATCTATATTGGTGTTGTAGTTATCTACTATCTTTTGGCAATCCTCGATAGTATAATCTTTTGCTACTCCATTTGCAGAAGTATGTTTACCAGCCTTAAATATTTCAAACCAATTATTCATTTTGTTCCTCAAAAAATTTATTACTTAAAATCACTGAGCAAAAAATATTTTTAAGCAATAGGAAAGTAAAATGAACAGTTCATTGCTTCGTTCGTTGTAATTAATCAGAAAGAAAGAATATTTTATCAGGTATATCAAACAAAGGATTAGAATAATGCTTAAAAAAATATTTAGTTATGTAAATAAGACCTTCTCAAATTTTGCTGAAACGCTTAGTTCACAAAGTAATTTAGTTTCTCGAGAAAAGCAGTTTACTTATTTCTCGTCTTTAACTTATCTCCCTGACCCAGACCCTATATTAAGAGCTAAAGGAATTGATATAACTACATATCGGGAACTACTAACAGATGCTCACCTATCTGCGGTCCTTGAAAAACGAAAAGCCGGCGTTCTATCAATGTTATGGGAGATTAAAAATAATGATGCGTCAAAAAGAGAAATAAGTTTTCTTTACGACTATTTTGATTCGATTGATATTTATGATTTAATAGATAAAATACTTAATTGCATTTACTACGGCTACCAACCATTTTTAATAGAATGGGAACTAATAAATGGAAAGAGAGTTCCAAAAATAGAAGACCGTCCTCAGGAGTATTTTTTTTACGACGTAAATAATAGATTAAGGATTAAATCACAGTCAAACACTCAAGGAATATTAGCAGACGAAATGTCTTTCATTGTTTCGAGGTTCAAACCTACATATCTAAACCCTTACGGTGACAGAGCCGCATCAAAAATATTCTGGCCTGTTGCGTTTAAGAAAGGTGGGATTAAATTTTGGCTAACTATGACAGAAAAATACGGAATGCCTTTTTTATTAGGTAAAGTACCGAGAGGGACAAAAGAAAAAGATGTTGACAAGCTTTCACTAATGCTTGAAAATATGATTCAAGATGCTATTGCTGTAATAAATAATGATGAAAGTGTAGAGATTAAAGAATCGTCTTCTAAGACTGCAAGTGCGGACTTATACGAAAGATTAGTAATGTTTTGCAACGCTGAAATAAGTAAGGCAATTTTAACAGTATCTAATACCGTTGAATTGCAAAGTGGAATAGGTTCTTATGCCGCTTCAAAGACACAAAAAGAAGGTGAAGAAGATACCAATTTTTCCGACCAGAGAATTGCTGAATCAGTATTTAATAGAATTATTTATTTAATGCATATTTTGAATTACGGTAATGGAAAGAGCCCGAAATTTAATCTTTACAAAGAAGATGGGATTGATAAAGTAGTGGCAGAAAGAGATGAAATACTATCCAGAGTAGGCGTTAAGTTTACTAAGTCTTATTTTCAAAAAACTTATAATCTTGAAGAAGATGAATTTGTAGTTGAGTCTCCCGTAGAAACCTCAACTCAGAATTTTGCTGAAGCAGTTACAAAAATGAATGATAAAGAGATTGATGATTTACTAAAAAATATTCCTGATAAATATTTACAATTACAAATAGAACAGACATTAAAGCCAGTAATTGATTTAATTAATCAAAGCAACGATTATTCAGAAGTTAAAAAGAACCTCGCAAAACAATATCCAAAGATGAATACCTCACAACTTGAATCATTACTTGAAAAAGCTATTTTTGTTAGCGAGATATGGGGACGGTTAAATGCCGAAGAAAAATAAAATTGACTTATCATTTGCGGTAAATTTACCGCCGGAGAAAATTATCTCTTATTTTAAAAGCAAGGGATATACTTTTTCATTCAATTGGTTTGAAGTTTGGCAGTCTGCTCATCATAAAGCCTTTACGGTCGCAAAGGCAATGAATATGGACGTTCTACAATCAATAAGAGATGTTGTCGATAAAGCAATTAGTGAAGGAATAACTTTTGAACAATTTCAATACGAACTTGAACCAACATTAAAAAAACTTGGCTGGTGGGGAAAACAAGCAATGTTTGATAACGAAGGGAATATCATTGACGTCCAACTTGGAAGCCCTAAAAGATTACAAACCATTTACGAAACAAATCTTGGTGTAGCTTACTCAGTAGGTAGGTATCAAGGAATGATTGAGAATGTAGATAATCGCCCTTATTGGCAATATGTAGCTGTAATGGATAGCAACACAAGAGATTCTCATAGAAAACTAAATGGAAAAGTATATCCTGCAGACCACCCATTCTGGGATACTTACTACCCACCTAACGATTGGGGCTGTCGTTGTCATGTAAGAGCGTTAACAAAAGAACAACTAAAAGAAAAAGGATTAGTGGTTGAAAAGAGAATGCCAAATAAAGAAAATCTTCCACCAGACGAGTGGAATTACAATCCTGCTAAAGTAAATTGGGGACCTGATTTAAGTAAATACGATAAAGATATTGTCGCTGAATATAAGAAGGTCACGTAAACAATGCAGACAGCAAAAATCGACGTTCTTAAAAGTTTTATAAATAAGATAACAAACCTTAAACCGCTTATGCGAGAAATATCGGAAGATATGCTTGATGCTGTTAAAGAAAACTTTGAAAGAGAAGGTCGTCCTAAATGGAAACCACTCGCACGCTCAACAATAAAGGAAAGAAAAAGGCTTGGATATTGGCCGGGAAAAATATTACAACGGACTGGAATGCTTTTACGTTCTATATCTAAGAAATATGACAGTACTTCTGTAGTTATTGGGACAAATAAAATTTATGCTGCAATACATCAGTTCGGTGGTTCCTTCACATCAAAAACAAATGCAGGCAAGAACAAGAAAGTTAACAAGATTCGTTTTATGAAATCTAAAACGATAAAGATTCCCGCACGTCCCTTCCTCACCCTACCACCAAACGAACTTGAAAAGATAAAGAGGAAGATAGAACATCGGATAGTAAAGAATTAATTCTTACGTTTAATTGCTAAGCCACTTACTACAACATAAGGAACGTTGATATTTCCATTGAGATAAAAACTTCTTTCAACTTTGAAATTTATAATTGCATTCGCTTCCATAGAAACTGCTACTTTATACATTGAATCTATAGCCGCTTTTGTATTTATTTCTCCAATATAGTAATTATAATAATCAGTCGATTCTTTATTTCTGCTTTTTTTAAGTACGTAAGGATAATAAGCTACATTCAAGTAACCCATCGTTAGGTAATCTCCCGCAGAATATGAGTCAGTGGTAAATAAAAAGTTATTTGTTGCATACGGTGTAAAGTCATATCCTGTAACAGAAATTCTTTCATTTGATTCTAATACTGCTATACATCCATAAAAACAAAGACTGGAGAATATTGCAATAAATAAATATTTCTTCATAATAAACCTTCTTTATTCTCTTTTCAGTAATTCATTTACTGTTATGGGGATGATTTCGATTTCTCCCTCTTTATCAAGACGTTTCATTTCTGCAATTGCGTCTTTTGTAAAGCCAAAGGCTACAAAGTAACCTTTCCTTCGGCCATCTCTTCTAATCGCTGTTTCAAAGCTGTCAATATCAGGTCTGCCGGCTTTCTCTTTTTGTTTTACCTGGATTGGATAATATATATCCGCTTCACCAAAAAGGTCTTTACCTTCTGTTTTCTTTTTAGCAAAATCAATTGGATATAGTTTCCCATCGATACCGTAATCGCCACTGAGAACTTTACTTGGAATTCCACCCAGGGCAATGACAGCCCAGTTTTGAAATTCGAAGTGAGGCAAGTTGATTAATTCTTCTTCTGTTTTACGCAAATCACGGACAAAGAAATCTTTTCCTTCTTCAAGTTTGAAGTCGTTGTAAAGTCTATCTGCCATAACGCGGCATGCTGTCGGTGAAATATCTATTCCAATCCATTTACGGTTGAGCTTTTGTGCGGCGATAAGTGTGGTACCACAACCGCAGAATCCATCCAGCACTGTATCTCCTTTATTGCTGCTTGCATTAATTATCCTTTCAAGAAGTGCAATGGGTTTTTGTGTCGGATAGCCAAGGCGTTCTTCAGCCGTACTACCAATAAATGGTATATCCCAAACAGAATCAATTGCCTTTCCTTTTTCAATAATATCTTTGATATATTGCTTCTTTGCCGGATAACCCTTAGAAACTGAACGATTGTCCCAAATATACTCTTCACCATTTTCGTCTTTTAATATTTTTCTTGCTCTTGTAGAACTAATTTCTTCTTTAGTCCAAGACTCAGTAATTATGTTTAAAGTGTGTGCTTTTGTTTTTGCATAGAAAAAAATCGTATCATGCTTAGAATTATATTTGTATTTATTGTGCATCGTCCTTTGACCATAATGCCAAATGATTTCATTCCGAAAATTATTAAACCCAAATATTTGGTCTAACATAATTTTCACATAGTGACTTGCATGCCAGTCGCAATGGTAATAAAAGCTGCCTGTTTTTTTAAGCACACGGTAATGTTCAACAACACGTGGACGCATATAATCTATGTAGGCTGTAACATCTCCAAATCGATCGTTGAAAGCACGTTTTTCCTGAGAGTCTCCCCAGAATACTTCGTAATTGCGGTTACTGTTGAATGGTGGATCGATATAGATTAAATCTACCGATTCATCAGGAACGTCCTTAAGCATTTTAAGGTTATCGCCACAGTAGATTGTTTGTGTTTTTAGTTGATATGAACTCATTGGTGTTAGTTATTAATTTTACAAATATTAGCCACTCACAATTACATCTTTATTCTTGAGAGTGAAAACGAATGTGAAATATTCTGTTTGTTGCTGATGTTTTAGAGGTAAAACGAGCGTTAATTTGCTTCCTATTACTTTGTCAGAATTCTCTATCAGTCTTTCTCTATTACGATTTATGTAGGGCAGTAAGTATTGGTTATTTGAAGGAATGATTTCATCCATCCAGGTTTTATTACTAAGAACAATTATTGGTTTAATCTCAGCGGGTAAATCCTCATTTTGTAGATTTAGTATCGAAGTTATTGCCTTATAATCTGGATCTGAAGTATGGGGAGCTTTGATGTTATCTTGGCTTTTGTTTGTATGTAAAAAAGGGATAGGGGAATTACCGATATAGTCAGAGTATATTTTTACACTGTCCCAGATAATCTTGAGTGGGTATTTTGATTTATTAATCAGGTACAAACCAATTTCCTCAGCATCAATAAAAAGATGTAATTTGAAAACATCATTTTCAAAACGATATTCGTATTGAGCAAAGAGTTCATCTTTTGCATTGAAATTAGTTTGATGGGTATTCTCAAATTCATACTCGAAGGAATATCGTGCGATATAATTTGAACATCCGGCAAAACAGAAGACAACAAATAATGCTACTATAAATTTATAATTATTCATACGGTTAACCATTAAAGAATAAGAACTGAATTACTTTGTAAAAATAACCACTCTTTAGTTATTTTTGCAACAAAAATAAACTTGAGAGCAAATTAAATGGTAGTTCAGTGTCCTATTTGTAATCTTCTTGCAGAAACAATTGACAATAATAATGAGCTGATAAATAAACTTAAAAATCGTATTATAGCTACTATTGGTAAAGGACCAATTAAAAAACAATTATGATAAAAGAAAAAACTGTATTCGTACTTGGTGCAGGAGCAAGTAAACCTTTTGGTTTTCCAACTGGTGCTGAGTTAAAAACAAATATTTGTAAAAATTTTATAGACAAATTGAAGATATGTGATTTGGAAAAATTGCGGGATATAGGTTTGTTTCCAGACGAGATTCTTCGGCGAGCTCAACTTTTTATTAACTCCTTCGCTGGCACTCCAGACCTCTCAATTGATAGTTATATTAATATCAATGAAAGTTTCTCTTATTTAGCAAAAAAAGCTATTATTTTTGAGATATTGAACTGTGAAAAAAAATTACAAGACAAGTTTAGTACTGATACAATAAATATTGATTATGATTGGTTTGGGTATTTGTTTAGAGAAATGCTTGAAGAAACTTACTCACTTGAAACATTTTTCACAAACAAAGTGTCATTCATTACTTTTAATTACGACAGTTCTTTAGAATATTTATTCCTAAAGAGTCTAAAAAATCAATTTATAGATAGTGAAATTAAAGAAATACTAAAGTTTAATGAGAAAATAAAAATAATACATGTCTATGGTAGAGTTAGTAATCCCTTTATGGAAAATAGACAAAACATAAAAGATGGTTATCGGTTCGGAGAAAATGCATATTTTTATGGTTTCGATGATCAGGATGTAAATAACATTCTTACAATTTCTGAAAGATCAGGGGAACAGAATGTGGATATCAGAAATGAATTAAACTCCGCTAAAAGAATATTCATTTTAGGTTTTGGATTTAATAAAGAAAATGTGGATATGTTAAAGTTTGATGCAAATAAAGAACAGTGGTTATTTGCGACTGGTATTGGATTAACTGAAAAGGAAACAATCAAAAAAAAAAGTTATCTCATTAAGATTACAAAAATTCAAGGTCTTTTTAGTAATATATTTATTGACGAGAACTGTTATTCATTATTAAGAAACCATTTATAAAGGATGAATCAAACTATGTGGAATTGTTTTATTAGTTATTCAAGTAAAGACGAAACATTGGCGACATATACGAAAAAAATATTGGAATCAAATGGATTAGAAGTTTTTTTGGCATCACAAAACATTAAAGTAGGTGATAAATGGTCAGAAAAAATCAAACAAGCTTTTAACTCTGCTGAATATGTTATTGTGATTGTAACAGAAAACAGTATAAATTCCTCTTTCGTTAACCAAAAGTTTGGAGGAGCTTTATTTACTAACAAAAGGATTGTTATTATTAGTGTCGGTATATCCCCCGAAAGATTGCCGGGCTGGATGAAAGAATATCAATCTTTAATAATTAATAATAATACGACGATAACTCAATTAAATAATAATCTAACGAAAGTCGCTAATAATATTAAGGGAAATAAAAATAGAACTCGTGCTGTTGTTGGTTTAGCAGTGTTTGGACTTTTAGCTTTAAGTGGTGATTAATTCTCTCAAAACCTTATACACAAACCTCTCACTAACTTGAAGTATCCGCGCTAATTCTTTAGCCGTATATTTTGAATTGAATGCAAGAATATATTCTTTTTTCATTTTAATAAGCGGCTCCGTGCTGAAATATATTTGAGTCTTTGCAAAGGCTTCAACTAAATCTATAAATTTATCTAAACCGCAAATCTCCACCATTAAGGCACTGTTCCCATCAAGGTGTTTTTTATAATCAATTTGTTCAATCCATTTATAGTTTGCATTCATATTAATACCCTGCTAATAAATTTCTGGAGATTCTTTTTTTACTCGTTTTAATTACTGTCTTATGACCGTATAGTCTTCTTGTAAAGTTATAATAAGCGACAGAATCACCTTTATTTGGCGAATGTCCAAGTCGCTTTTTAATATCTTCTTTACTTTCAACTACTATCTTTCCGTTACGTGTGAACCATTTTGGTGTAGTCAAATCAGCAAATAAATCTTCGTCATAAGGTAGAATCAATTCACCGTTTCTTATATCTTCTCGCAACAGCCAAAACATCTGCGAACGAAGATTATTAAATTCTTCTTCTGTTCCTTGTTCTACGGGTTTCTCTGCACCCTGAATATTAATCACTCCCTCACCAAGCTCTTTAAGAGTGTTGACAGTTCCTGCACCTACACCAACACCGTCTATGCCGACGCAAGGTGCATCAATATCTTCGTCTTTCATTATTTGATATATTTGTCTGCCAAGAGCATTTGAATCTGGACATTGAAAATCGATGACTGATTTTATAAAGTTTCCTTTTCCTTTTGTAATTGCAGCCTTATCTCCACCTTCACTATTAGCTACATCTACTCCAAGATATTTTTTCCCTTCGATTTTATTGTAATTAATTTGCCCTTGTTCATCCTCGTATATCTTTCTTTTATTCGCACAAGCATAGCACCATTCTAATCGTATTAAACTATCTTCGCTCTGTGAAGGACTAATCCCTCTTGCTCTCGATAAGTAAAGAGGATTAAGTTTATCCCCATAACGTTGCAACATCTTCTCAAGTCCTGCAACACTTTGAGCGCCGGGAACAAACGAAGAATCATTTAACACAACATTTGGGTGGTCGAAACCAGATATTCTAATATGTTCAACATTAGGAAGCTTGCAAAATTTATGCAAATTATCTAATTGATGATCCGGGTTGCCGAACGCAAGAATCAGATTATGAGGTGATGTACTTGTATTTTGAAACGCAGTTATGATTGGTGGTGGAATTCCCGGTGTCTCTTCAAATATAATCAACATATGCTGTGCGTGAAACCCCTGAGCCTTAGTACTTGAATCTTCATCAGCTTTAACTCCTGCAACAAAACCAACTGCAAGCCAATCTTCTCTATCTGGATTCATCTTTAATTTTAATGTTTGCAATTCACCACGATTGAATCTTGAATATAATCTCCCAAGCTCTCTCCAGAGGTGTAAAGTTAATTGGTCTTTCTTTGGTGCAGTTGTAACAACAAGCGAATTCTCATAACACTCAAGAAACCATAGTACAAGACAAGCACCAAGAAAAGTTTTTCCAGTTGAAGTAGCTGATTCAACTCCAACCCATTTTTTGTCCACAAGGCAATTAAGTATTTTAACAAAAGGATTCTCTGTTCCGTCCCAGCGATGTTCTTTATAAGCAGGAATAGAACACCAATCTATTGTCTCACGTCGTACACCAAGACGCTCTACAATGTAATCTAAAGGATGAGTAGAGTAATAATCAATTTGATTTTTATAGTTCATTAGCCGCTCTGCTCTACGCTTCCTTAATTCCAATTCAGCTTGTGCTTTTATCCGCATTAGTGTTAATTGCATTAATTTCAGCTAATACTTTATTCAAATCTTCACCCGCAACAATACGCTGCAATAATCCTTCCGGTAACTTTGAAAAATCAATATTCTTTAACATTATTTCACCCGTATGTTTGATATTCTTTTCAGGATAAAGTCCCTCAAGTGACGCAAGATCCATCAAAGTCAACCTCTCCTCTTTCAAATTCTGGGCTTTCTGAGCTCGTGCAATTAAACTATACCTCGCAAAAACAGCCATCTCTTTTTTTTTCTCAATATTCCTGGCGTTAATTCTTCTTATTTCATTTCTTGCTTCCTTAACATATCGTTGCGCAGTTCTCTCAGATATAGTAATCTTATACTCTTTTTTAATATGACCTATTACAAGCTCTGTCAATTCTCCGGTTCGCTTCCTTTGTAAGTACCTCGGATTCTGCAAGATAAGATGAATAATCCCATCAATTCTTGCCCATACAATAATTCCGTGTTCTTGTTCTTCGAACTTAGTCATTGTCAATAATTACTTTTTTTGTTTTTAATTTTCTTAAGCCTTCCTGAATTGCAAAATTGAATACATCTTCCTCTTTTTCAAGCTTTAGTATTTCTTTACAAGTTGACTTAAACGTTTCCCATTTGGCATAAAACTCATTGTGCAGAATTATTCTTACTACTTTATGAGTAGTTTCATCAATATTTTCTAAAGCATTCTTTTTGAAATAATCCCAGTCAAAGTCAAGTAATTTAGAAATGTTTTCTATATCCTCTTTTGTGTCAGGCATAAAAGGGACCATTTCATCAATTGAAATTTCAGGAAAAACGATATCTCGAAATAAAGTTGCATATTTTAACTGATCATCCTTAAACCATTGTGTATTTCGGCGTTTAGCAATAAGTACAGCCTGAGCTTTTGTAATTCTTCCAAAGTTTTCAACAGTGACAGTCTTTATAGCTAATCTTCTTAGAGCTTCAAGCCTATGATTACCATCAATAACTTCATATAGAAGTCTATTCCTATTTTTAATCTCTCTTACAGCTGGGACGCCGTAAGAATTATCACGCTTAATTGAATTTATAAGTTTTACTATTTGTTCTTCTTCTCCTGCTTCTTTATAATTCCAATCGGCAGGAATCAACTTAATTAAATCAACATCTATTATTACTGGTTTAATCATTCCAAACGACTCCTCTTAATCTCCATAGTTCAGTTAAGTATTTTTCAAACTTTATGAATTCAATTACGTTTCTACTTACTCTTCCATACGTATTTCTATGTTCTTTGCTTTTATCGGTATAATTCATTAAAGTATAGTCAGCATTTTTCTTTATATGCGGATTAATGTAAATCAATTTATTTCCATTATAATTTAAAGGATTAAAAATTCCACCATAAATACTTGTACTTATCCAAGTAGATGAATCAACTGAATAAAATGGATATCTTTTTAACAAATCTATTGCCGTCACTCCGAAGCCGTGTATCTTTATTTTTTGATTTACTCTGGAAAAACAATTATCTAAAAACTTATACATAACCTTTTTATCTTTTTTTAGTTGCACCGTTCCGCCAATAGCGAAGTAATTATATTTTTTAATGTATTCATCAAGTAAAGACCAATCTTCACCATAATGAAATACCGGCAGAGGATTTAATCCTTGCGATTCCATATAGTTAAGGTTCTTTAGACTTGCTTCACCGTCACCTATAACATCAAGATTAGCGTATACCGTTAGAATATTTTTATTTTGATGAATATAATCACAGTATTTATTAATATCAATTAGTGCCTTTACCGTGAATGCACTAAATCCACTGGAATCTAAAAAAATATTTCCGTTAACAAATTTATCTTTAGAAATAGAAAGTAAATTCACTTTTTTTTTTGATATGTAGAAGTATGAGAATAGTAAGTTTTTTGCTTTTTCTCTTAATAGTATAGATAGATATTTTATATTTTCTGAACCGGCAAAGTATAGTTTCATTACTACTTCGATTCCTTCTTTTTAGAACTTAAAAAATAAATTAATAGCATTAGGGTATAGATAACTTGCAAGTAAAGAATCTATCCCGCCACTAACTAAAACTACATATCTTTTCATATTAACAAAAATTCTTCCTTAACTTTTTGATTCTGTAAAAATACTCCTTTAAGCTGACTTGTAACCATTTCACCAGGTTTCTTTATTCCTCTCATTTCTTTACATAAGTGTCTGGCTTTTACTATCACACCAACACCGAGAGGCTCTAATTTATCTTGTAAATAGTTTGCAATATTCTGAGTAAAATATTCTTGTGTATTTAATCTTTTAGAAAAGTATTCTGTAATTCGAGCGAGTTTAGATAAACCTATTATCTTTTTATTTGGGATGTAACCGATTTTAACAGTACCAAAAAATGGTAACAGATGATGTTCACAAAAAGTGTAAAACGGAATACATTTATCTATTATCATTTGGTCATATCCATTAGCATCAAACACAGTTATTTTTGGCTCTTCAGCTATTAATAATTCGCTTAGTGCTTTTGCAGCCCTTTGAGGAGTCTCCAATACACCTTCTCTTTTAGGATTATCAAAACAAGTGATAATTGTTTTTAGCGCAACTGCCAAATCTTGTGTTGCTGTATGCTTAGTCGCCATTTTGGATTCCTTAAACAAAGTTGAATACAATTATTTAGATTTTCTTTTACTAATGTATTCTCAAGAAATACAGGTGAAAGAAAATAGAATTTAGCTTTTATTTTAGTATCTGGAATAGCTGTTTGCCAAGCATGGATTACATATCTAATTTCATCTACTCCTTTAGGAAAGTTATTTTCAATCACACCATTAGGAACCTTGGGACTTAATGAAATAAAATCAATTTCATTAGGGACGTTGTTCGTTCCGTTTGTTTCAATACATTGATAATAACCATGCTCTTTGAAGAATTTTACTATTGAATTTGTTAGTTGAAGTGTTGGCTCTCCACCGGTCCATACTATTGTTTTGCAAGGAAGATATTTCTCAATCACTTTTAAGATTTCATCTATACCCATATCATTCCCTGTTGAGAAATTAGTGTCGCAAAAAGTACATTTTAGGTTACATCCTGTAAGGCGAATAAAAATACTTGGTTCACCGGCTCTTATTCCTTCACCTTGTAGTGAGTAAAATATTTCATTAACTTGTAATCTTTGCATAACTATTAGAAGTTTCGTAAAGAGTAAGAGAATGCAATTTATAAGGCTTACCCTGGATAGCTTTTTCTAAGTCCGAGTAAATTCTTTTAAGAATATTTTCAGCAGTAGGTAAATCAAAGTAGTCATTAAGATTTGCATGGTCATATCTTTCTATTACTACCTTATTAACCGCTTCTTTTAACTCGCTAAAGTTACAAACCCATCCATCATTAGTAACCTCTCCAGAGAACTCAACAGTCAACTTATACGTATGTCCGTGTTGGTTTTTACATTTACCATATATATTTTTGTCAGGAAGCTTATGAGAAGCTTCAAATTCGAAGTGTTTACCGATAATAATCTTCATTGTTTTTTATCATTTATTAAATTATCGGTACAAAAACTAAATCAAAAAAAAGATTAAATCCTCTCAAATTTTATTGAGAGGATTTAATGTATCAATAATTTACGATGTTTATTCAAATTGCAGATATCGTTTTGTATTTTAACAAATCAAAAAAAAGTGATTTTGAATTTCAATCTATCGATGAAATTAAATTATTCTTTTCTTCTAAACTCACCAGTTGCTTAAGTAAATCGAGGTTAAATAAAGGGATCAGATTATCTTATTACAACCCTAATAAAGAAGAATTAGGAGTGATAGTATCCCTACAATGTTTTGGGATCTTTAATACAATATTGAATTATAGACTGTCAATAAAAAAAATTACTATGCTATTGAATAGATATAAAAACTCTATCATCACGGCTGAAGTAGGAAAATATCTATGTGTCATTGCTGTAAAGAATTATTCTAAAATAGGAGAAACCAAACTTATTTCGTTCTTGGAAAAGAAATATTCAAAGATTTATGAGAGTGAATACGACAATTTTTATGATATAAATGTAAACATAGGAGAGCTGATTAGTTCTATTTCTAACAGTCTAAAAGAATATGAGGATTTTTTAAAGTGTAAACGAACAACAAAATTCCACGATATAGATATAAAATTGTGGGAAATACAAATAGCAATTGCTTGTGGTTGCACCATCACTTCAATAGTTATGTTAGGCGTTACATTAGAAGAATGTTGTAAAATAGTATTGAAAAGCGATTTGGAAAGAGAATTAAATAGTTCCCAAAATCAGAGTATAAATTCATTTGCAGAAGCCAGTCTTAAGGCTGAAAAAAAATATGGAAGGAAAAATCTTGGGATGCTTATAAAATACTTATTGGATAAAGAATTTATTAATAGAGAAGAAAGCATTCAACTTAAGAATATTAAAAATTATGTAAGAAACGCATTCATTCATTCAGATAAATCCAAAATGTTTGAAGATAAAAAAGGTAAAGTTACAGTTTTAAAATTATCAGATTCAAATAGAATACATATTCGTACTGAACAATTTTCACCATTAGAAATGAGTTTTGCTTTGGGTATAATGCAAAAAGACATGGCAAATAAAAATGTTAAAATAATTTTTTATGAAATCGAAGAGTATATTCATCGTATAACAAAAAGATTTTGGGACAAGCAGAAAGTGGGGAATAATTAAAAATGAAGAAGCATTTATGAATATATCTCCAGAGTTAATAATTTCTGGCTTGGGTTATAGTACCGATTTATTTTTTAAACTTAAAGGGATGAAAAGTAAAAAAGAAAAAATGCTCTTAAGTATAAATAAAATTTTTACAAGTATAGGTATGGAAACTATAGCTATCAATCTATCAATCACTAATCTTGGAAAAAACCCTTTTAGTATTATTGAAGTCTATATAGAACAATCTGGAATAAAGTATTATGGTTCTTCAATTGTGGAAAAAGAGGTTAATTTTGATTCAACAGGTAGGACTATAGTGGTTTCATTAGTTGCCGACACTCTGAAATGTTTTTTCGAATTATCAAGCAAACAAGATAATTATAACTTAAATAGTTTTGATTTAAATGCTTTTCTACAACCTAATCAATCTGAAACTGGATGGTTAATTTTTCCAATAGATTCTTCGAATAAAAAAATTGATTTAATCGCCGTTAAAATATCTGGCGAATCGGAATATTTTATCAATTTATAGTTTCCCGTACACCACCATATTAATGGAACTCTCAGAGAGATGATATTTTTCAGCAAGTAAAAGAATAGCATCTTTAACCTTAATTTTTTTATCTCTTAATTCTTCAAATTCTTTTCGGATAAAATAATTCCGCAAAGCAATTTCGTCGATTAATCCGAGCTTTCTAAAACGCTCAATTCCGTTAAAGTCAATATATTTACGCTTACTGCTCAAGACCGATAATTTTCTTAACATCTTCAATTGTTTCGATAATATAAACACTTCCTTTCCAACTATCGTGAAATTGCTTTTCTGCCGGTGTTAGCGACCAATAATATTCAGGATTTTTAACTTGAAAAAGATAGTTCTTCCCAAATATACCAACAACAATATCGGCAAACCCCCTTCCGACTGCAGAACAATCAAATACTGTTGCTCCAATATTTCGTAAATACTTTACTATTATTTTCTGATTATTATCGACTTTGTGCATTATAATCCTTTCGTGTTTTGAATTTTATATTTTTTAATTGCCACTTAAAGATTATTCTAATTGCCATTACTTTCTCCCATTGTTAATTGTTTGAAATTGTTTTAACGACATTATTCGACAATCCTGCCTGTTCAAATGCTTGTTTTATCGATATTGCTATTTTTTTTGGTTCGCTTTTGTAATACTTCCTTACTCTTGGCTGTACTTTTAATTCAAATTCTTTTAGTTTATACTCTTCTATATTTACTTTTAATGTGTAGTAAGGCTTACCGCCTATATCAATTAAGCCGTAATAATTCCGAATTGATACACCTTCTTTATCCGCTTTTTGCGTCATTTCTCTTTCAGTTAATATTTCTATTTTTTTATCAAATGATATAAAGTTTGCAATATTCGGCGTTTTGAAACTGAATGTATCAATAACATACTTTACTGATTGAATTAATCTATCATCAGTGAATTTATTCTCCTTTATTCTTTCATTAAATAACTCAAACCAAGTATCCGGTAAATCTGGAAAGGCTTTAGCTATTTTAATATTTTGTTCAATAACTGTTTTTACGGTTAACTTACCCTTAAAAAGACTTAAAGCATTACCGTTAATAACAGGGTACTCAGGAATATTCACTAAAGTTTTTGACAATTGCATTGAAGATCCCTTCAGTTGTAGCTCCATTTGTTTTATTATTTGCATTTGACTTCCTTAACAATGTTTTTATTTCATTAAATTTTGAAACAATTAATGTTGGGCTCATATTATTTCTTAACCAATTATCTGATATCTTAAGACAAGCTGAAAAGAAATTCTTGAAATCTGTTTTTGTTTCGTCTGATGTTTTAGGTGAATCTTTATTCTTTTGTTTATAAGTCGAAAGCAGCTTACCAATAGCTTTTCTCTCTTTCCCTGGATTGACTAATTCATATTTTAGTCCTCTATCAATTTCATACTCTAAACAAAATATTTCTAAAAGTTCTCCGATAAAGTCATTTTTATTAGAATTAATTCCTGTTTTTACCAATTCGTCAGTATATATATTATTTTCTTTTCTTTTCTTTTCTTTTATTTGCGAATTAATTCCTGAATTTATTTCATTAATTCTAACATTTATTGAATTAATGTTAATAAATGGCTTTATATCTATTCTTAGCTTAGTCTTTTCTCCAAGAATATCAAAAGGATTAACTAAAAGAAAATCTTCTATTAACAGAATAGACTTTCTTTTCTCGCAACCTTTTAAGTAGTTTTTTTGAATTCTTTGTGAGGTAAGTATTTGATGTTTTTCATAAAGAATCTTATCAAATAAATCTTCATCTAAGCATAGCTTAAGGATATTCTGACACATTTCTGTATTAATGCCGTTTTCGTCTGAAAACATTATTAAATCACGATCCGCAAATTTTGTGTAGTATCCAAGTTCCCGATAAATGTTTTCTAATAGCCTTTGATAAACAGCATAACCTAAAAGACCAAAAGAAGCTTTCAAAAATTTTATTTTGGGGTCGTAAAACATATCTGTATCGTGTGAGAAATAATCAAGTCCGCATTTTTCAGTTCTTGCCATTTTCTTTATCCGTTATTAGTTAATTCTTTATAATTGAATTCATAAACTCTCTTGCAAACTCTTGTGCAGTTCCGCTTTTCATTAATTTCTTTTTACCGTGAAGAACTATATCAATATTTTCTGATTTTGCCTGTAGTATTTTATCTATACTTTCGTCAATTTCATCAAACTGTAACCATATTGCAGTCACATTACCATTTTGTCCTATTCTATGTAATCGGTCTTCCGCTTGTTCAGCATCCCCAGGCGTCCAAGGTCGGTCAACAAGAATTACAGTTTGTGCTTTTGTTAGCGTAATTCCTACTCCACCGGCTTTAATTGTGCCAATAAAGACTTTACTGCTTCCATTTTGAAATCTATCAACCATATCTTGTCGGTTAGTACTTGCACCCGTAAGTATTTCACATTTAATCCCTCGTTTACTTAAAGTTTCATTAATTATAAAAGCTGACTTAAGAAATTCAGTAAAAATTACCACTTGTCCACCGCTTTCAAGTACTTCTTCTGCTAATTCAATTGCTGTCTCTGTTTTAGCAATACTTCCGGCGTGCCTTACGTGGTTAAGCATTACAAGTGCTTCAGCGTCTCCTATTACTTCACCATTATTTACTCGCTCTTTGAACTTATCCCTAAGTTCTTTAAGCGCGGTGTCGTATAATTCTTTAGCTTGTTTCGATACTTCAACTTTACGAATAACTCTTAACTTATCTGGTAGATCAAGACATTCCTTTTTAGTCCGTCTGATTACAACATCTTTAATTCTCTGATTCAATTCGTCAAGATTCTTGGCTCCGCTTGTATCCCATCTTGAAAATCTTGTAGGGTGAGCGTCGCAATATCGTATATGAAAATACCTCTTATCTTTTGCTAAAGGATGTTTAACCGCTTCGAGTAATGGCAATATGTTAATCGGTCGGCCATTTTTTATTGGCGTTCCCGTAAGGCAGTAACAAGCCATACAATAACTGCTTTTAGCTAACTCAAAAAACGCTTTACCTCTTTGAGATTTATTACCCGATTGTGCATAATGTGCTTCATCGGTAATTAGAATAAATTCCTGTAATGGAGACGACGGAAGTTTAGACCAACTGTATATTTCAATAGGTAGATTTAAGGACGTTGCTTCTCTGAACCAACTCTCTTTTAACGAAACCGGGCAAATGACAATGATTTTATAACCGCATTTCTGAAACAGCACTTTTGCCGATATAAGAGCTGTCAGAGTTTTTCCGAGTCCCATATCAAGCGCTAAAATTTGCCTTCGATATTTTAGCATTCTTAATACTGCTTCTTTCTGATGTTGAAACAAAGTCTTTCCATTTTTAAGAGGTTTATCTAAATCAATACCTTCAACTATGCTGTTAAATTCATTTTTAATATGCTTTTGAGTTTCGATAAGTTCATTTTGATAATTAGTAATGCCTTCACTAAAGGTCGCTCCCGGAAAAAGGTCAACAACTAAAGGTAGATACGAGAGAGATACAATCCACTTTTTATTCACTGCATCCCATCTTCTATCTTCGATTTGTTTAACTCGTTTAATTAGCTCATCATTATACGGGAATGATATAGCTAAAAAATCACCTGCTTTCTTTCTCAGAAGACAAATACTTACTTCTTCCGCCATAGTCATTTGATTAGTTATCATAGTTTTTCTCTTGTCTAACTATTAATACTGCTTCGTCAAATGAAAGACCAAAATCCATTAATTTTTTTCTTCTACTTCTGCGTTTGCAAACTAATTTTGCTGCTTCACTTCTTTTACCCAGATTCATTGAAGCTATCTTTTTTAATCTATTTATTGTTCCCTTAGCCCCAAATTTACTGAGATACGTTTCCAATGGAGTATTAGATAAATAAGTCATAATCATCTTCTCGCATTTCTTCTACCCAAGTAAAGTTATTATCTTTACGAGTGATAGTTTTTTGACCGTCTTTTGGCTCGTTTATTCTAACTTCGCACTCGACCTCTCTCATTTCAAAGCCATCACGAATTGCAGAATAGAGTTTATTAATTGCTTTTGAAATATCTTTCAATCTTGCATTATGCTGTGCTATTGCATTTTTTCTTTCAATATCAGCTTGTGCATAGTTGAACTCTTCTTCTGCCAGCTCTTTTCCTTTTGCGAGAAGTTCTTCTTCGTTAAAATCGTGTTTTAGGGTTAGCATTTGTGTTGTTGTTTTGATTTTACTTTTTGCCATTTTATTAGTCCTTTTATTTTATGGTTAATTATAATTCTACTTCATTCGGATAAGGAAGAATGATTCCTTTTTCTGCTTCACCAACGATAATCATATCTAAATAATCGCTCATTTGTTTCGTTGTTATTTTTATAATGCTGTCTAATTGAACCATCCTTCCGTCATCAAGAATGTTTATTATTTTTGACAAATATGTTCGTTTAAGATATTGATGCACTACATCGGGAGCGTTACCGGTTTCTTTGGCAATAATTGCCACGATAACTCCCCAATAGTATTTTAATTGATTATAAGTTTTCTTTTTTGTTTTTACTGAGATAGTAAATTCAACTTCTTTTCCTTCGAGGCGTTTTAGCTCTTCAAAAAAGACTTGTTTATCTTTTACAACTAAAACACCTTTATTCACTTTACCGAAATAGATACGCTTCATTCGTCAAGCCCAGAGAATTCTAATTCCAGAGGTTCGCAAATAAATTCCCGGCCTTCTGTACAAAACTCCAGAAATTGACATTTACAAAATGATTTCCAACCAAGACAATTGTTTTCATTAACTCTTGGCTCGAACCAATAATCATTTTCTATTTCATTTAGTTTTCGTTCAAGCCAATTAAAATCATTTTCGGTTACTTGAATAAGTATATCTTTTACTAATGGTTTTACATAAGTGTTTTCGACTATCTTGTAAAGAAAAGGAAGCATAACGCCGTGGTTACGTTGAAATAAATATGTATAAAAAATAGCATCCAAAAAGTCTGATTTACGCGCTTTCTTATTCCATAATTCATTTATGTTAGAGGTGTATTTAAGGTCTGCAATACAAGTTAAAGCATCACCTTCATAAATAATATCGCCTACATAGTCAAGCTCGCCAGTCACGATAAAATCATCGGTCTCGTGTCGTAGTTTAAGATATGCTTGGCCGTCAAGAAAATCTTCCTTAACGATTTCTGCCTGAGCTTTAATGTGTTTCATTGTCGGAGCTGTAATCTTTCCTATTACATTTTCTTTGAAGTCTTGCGTATCGTGGTCTGGTTTATTACCAAGAACGAAGTTCTCAAAAATAAGTCCCTGTCTCATTGCCATTGTTGTTTCAATCTCGTCTCCGTAATCAAGAGCTAATTTATATTTCTTCGGACAGGAGAAATAATGCACTACTTTTGATTTTCTAAAGACAGGCTTATCAATAGGTTGAGAAGTTGCAGCAGGAGGCACCTCTTGTAGTGCCTCTGAATTATTGTCGATTGTTATATCAAAATTAATATCCGCTAATCCGATTTTCATTTTATACTCCTTTAATATTTGTTAATTGTTTCTTGAATATAGTTCTTAAGTAAAGCTATATTTACTTCGCTCATTTTTTGTTTTTTTGCCTCTTCGGTTATCTTGAAAGCGTCTTTCTTTAAGTGGTCAGCATTAGTATAGACATTGTAATAATCATCAACTCTTCTCTTAAATGTTTCGAGAAGTTCGTCATCTTTATCATTGTCTTTCTTTTGCCTTTTCTTTTCTGTCTCATCAATAATTAAAGGTTCGTATTCGTCTAAATAATCCCGCCTTAATCCTCTGCCAAATTGACGTCCAAACTTTTGAAACGCATTTTTATAGATTTCCGATGCAAGGTGAGGGAAATCTAACTGGAGTGCGTTTTTTATTTTATTCCGTGGGTCTGTGTGGTCTGAGTTTTTATTCATTCTTATTTGGATAGCAGCCCAACCAACAACTCCTACCCAAACACCGGCAACAGGATGAAATACCCTAAACCTTTGTGTTCCGACTATTTCGTTCCCTATTACTTGGTAGTGTGGCTCTTGCTCATCAATTAATCCCATAAATAATTTCTTTGCTTGAGTCTCAATTACGTCAATAGGGACGTACTTAAATATGGGCTTAGTTTTTGTTTTAGGGTCTTCATAGAAAGTTTTTATCTTTTCACTTTCAAGAGGTCTTTCGCAAAGCTTGATAAATTTTTGAAGATTAATAACCCAATCTCTAATTTTCGCCGGATCTGTTATTACAGGATTCGGCGTTGAATTGTACTCAAGTTCGGTATTAAATTGCAATTCTTCATTATTATCTGTTTTAATTAATGATTTATTGTTTTCCATTCTTCACCACACTCAAAATTCAATTCAGTTTCATTGACTTTTCTTCTCGAAGTAGAGCGTACCGGTTCTTTTATCGGATCAGGTTCTTGTGTTGATGATTTTATCTCTCCATCTTCTATCATTATTCCTACTTTACCGGTTTCGTCAACTTTTTCGAGCCATATTTGATAATCCTTTGCTTCAGCTATTTCTTCAATAACTTTCAAGTTTCTGGAATCTAATAATGAGGCATCTCTTATCATGATAACTCTCAAGGTAGGGTTCTGAGCCATTGCGATACTAAGGCTTACCCGGATTCTCTCTTCTTGCGAAGCTTGGCTAAAAGGAATGCCTTTAAATGTAATTCCATTGTCTGTAATCCCAAGTCCCTGAATAGGAAACTTTGCTTTTTTCAAGGCATCCTCTTTTGTTAGTTCAAGTTCAGTAATCTTTGAAGTAAGATTTTCTCTCTCTTGTTTCTTTTTTAAGATTTGACTTTCAAGTGAGATAAAATCATTTCGGTTTCTGATTTTTTTATTAGTTGCTTCAAGATTTTTTAACTCATTAGTATATTGAGTAATGTCAGGGTCAATAAGTTTTTCAACTTCTGCCTTTAGTTGTTTTCCTTCGATTTGCCTTTCATTTAGTTTTTTATCAATACTTATAATCTTTTGCTCTAATTCTTTTTTCTGTTCTTCAAGCTTTAACTTTTCAGCTTTTAGCTGATTAAATTCATTTGCAATAGATTTTAGTGTTTCTCTTTTTTCGTTATTTTCAGCAATAACGGTTGTTGCATCTTCTATTTTATTTAATATCTCAGATGCACTAATTTCTTCTAAAGGTAAGTTTGGTTCTGGTATAGGTAGAGCTGAAAATCTACTCTCAAGAGATTTTACTTCTCGATTTACTATTGTTCTCTCATCATAATAGGTTTGTTTTTTCTCTTCTAATTCGTCAAGGTTAATAGGGATATCAGCAATCTCTTTTATTAACTTCAACTGCTTCTCGTCGTCGAGAACTAAAAATTCAGACGGGTCTATAGTTTTCTTATTGAACAACTCATCTAAGAGTTTTTGAGGAGAGCCATGTCTGGCTCCCTCTGGTGTTTCAACTATTAAGTAAGAATCTTTTTGAGTAAAAGTGCGGGTAACAATGTACTTAGCATCGTCTTCTCCAATAGTAATATGAATGCTTCCGCTTTTCTCACCCTTGCGAATTGGTTCTGGGATTTTCTTCAATGAATCCTTGCCGCAAAGTGCAACCTGTATTGCATCAAGAATTGATGACTTCCCTTGTTCATTTGCACCACTGATAAGCACTTTATTCTTATCGGGTGTAAAGCTCACAACTTTAAGCTTCTTAAAATTTTCTGCTTGAAATGATAGTATTCTCATTTAGTTCACCTTTATCCTTTCTAATAACTTTCCACTAATTTCTTCGAGCTCTCTTTTCCTGCGCTCATCCTTTGCTCTGGCTACTGCACCAATAGATTGAGCAAGTTTCCATAACGTATTCTCGCCCTGCACACCATCACTGCTTTTATTTGAGGTGATTACTGTTTTTACTTCTTCCGTCTCATTTTTTGATAACCCTACTTTTGGTAAAAGCTTGAATTCTTTTTCCAGATCAACTTCCATCTCACTTGCTCTTTGAATTTGTAAAGCATTTGAATAAATAGAATCTTTACTCATTAATTGCTTTACGGAGTCTTTGATAATTGAAGCTTGAGTTTGTGTATCAAGTCGGTAAGTCCTCTCAGACAACTGAATGTTATCTGGAATCTTTGCGCCTAAATGAATTTGTCTCAATACTGAGTCCCGTACAAGCCCATTCATACAAACTGTTTGTACCAGAAATGCACGCAATTCTAATGCTCCGTCGCCAAAATCAGAACTTGATAATCTTATGCCATAAGCCATATAAACGATGCCATTCTTTAATGTTGGAACAGAAATTAATTGCGGGTACAGGGTTTCAAGATAGCTCCGTGTATCATCTGCATAAGCATCATAAATTACAGCGCTCTGCTCTTTCACAGCGGTAATAAATGATGAATAAATTTCTGTTGAGTTCAATCTTCGGTACTGGTCCGAAAGAATCCCTCTAATTTCACCGCCAACTTCCCGAACTAAAACTCTTTGCCTTGTAGCATGCAAAGAGTGTTCATTTAATAGTTTTGCCGCTAAGTCGGTCTTCCATTCAAGTTTTGACTCAGCAAGACTTTTTATGTAAGATTGAGGAATACCAAGTTTATCACCAGCCTGGGCTATTGCGTGTGGATGTAAGGAATAATTATGAACCTCACCATTCGTAATATTCATAAATACCTTATCGGTTTCAGAAAAGAACGCTACTTTTTTATTAGCTCCCAATGGCAAGATAAAATCGTTTAGTAATCTTCCTTCCGTATCTATTCTGTCCAAGTAGGACGCTGAACGAGAAATCCCTCGTTCGATTCTGGCTTGTAACTTTTCCTGTAGAACAGTTCCAAGTCCATCAAGATGGGTGTCGGATAAATCCGAATTTTGTGTTTGCACGATTTGTGTTTCCATGCTATATTTCCTTTGAATTATTATTGATTATTGATTATTATGTTTTAGGGACTGTTAACGCAGTCCCTTTTATTTATTTAAAATTTTTTCAATCATTGTTTCTTTAAGTTCATTATAGAATTCTTTCCAGATTTCTTTTCCATTGTAGAATTCAATTGCTTCCATCAAATAATTAAACTTATACGACTTTATTTCATCAATCAAAATTGCTTTAACGTCTTTCTGTCCTTCTTCATTAAGCTGATGAAATAACTGAAAACAGTTCAAGGCTTCCATTTCTTCTCTTTTTGTAAGCTCTGGTTCTTCAGGTGGATTGTAATAATTAGTTGGATATAAAACTTCTATTCTCATTTCTTACTCTATTCCACCTAAAAATTCATCTATCAATTTTTCGTTCTCTTGAATTTGCTCTTGTTCAAATTCGTAATGTCCAATCGATAGTAATGCTTTATCAATACCGCCTTTTATTTCAAACAGGAAATGTGTATTGTTCAATGTGCAGTCATCAGAATGATATACTTCAGAAGTTATATTTTTCGTATTTGAACTCTGCATGATGATGTATTTATGCTCACCGGTGACTACTCTTTTCCAGGTAGATGGCAGAGTTTTGTCTTTGACTATTTTTGGTTTCATATTTTTTGCTTTCCTTTTTTACTCCGGTCTAAAAACAATGACAATAAATTTCTGTAGGCTAACTTTATTCTTATAAAGATTAGCTTTAATATGATTTTATCGTTCTTCACCAATGCACGAATAAAGCCTCTGTTATTGCTTGCTTCAATTATGCAATACTCGTTTGAATAAGAAAAAATTGATATTGTAGTCATTTGGTTCCTTTATTAATTATTGAAATAGTGTTTGCTGCTTAAATTTAGCGTCCTTAAAAAGTCTATCTCGTGTAGATATTCTCTGAGAATGACGTTCAGCAATTGATTTGAATTTATTCTCTAAGTATCTACACGCAGCTTCAGCTTCATTATAATTTTGTGCAATAAAAAATCCATCGTCAGTCGAGCCAAAAAAATATTTGGGAGTTTGTTTCTTTGATTCTTCAGTTTCAATGAGTTTGAAAAATCTTCTTACTTCGTTATCGCTGACATTGTATTTATTTTGAAAATATTCACTTGTCAGCGGTTTACTAAATGAACTAAAATTAATTAAATCGATTTTCATTAATTCTTTGATTTGCACTCTATCCATTTTGAATCTCCATAAGAAATTTGTCACGAATAGCTGTCAGTCTTTGTTTGGTTGAATCAAAGTGTTTACTGTTATCAATTTTGGTGTGATTTTTTTGATAATCATAAATATCAGAGATTAAAAACTTGTAATAAGTTTTTCCGTTCGTTTTTATAGTGCGAGCTTTGATATAACCTTTGTTCACTTTGTCTATTAAATTTTCTGCTCCAATACTTAGAATTTTGCAAGCTCTATGCAGTGATATTTCTCTGATACTATTTGCAATATCTCTTTCTTCAATTGCTTGAATCTTATCTTCAATACCGCAGAGCTTATTCCAAATCATTTCAGAAGTGATCAGCATTATTCTACCTCCTCTGTAAGATTAATCAATGCATCAAATATTTTCATCAATTCATTCCTTGATTCAATTAATTGAGGTCGAAGTTTTTTCTTTTCATCAGGTTTGAATTTTCCGTCTGCAATAGCACCAGATATTTCATCATTAAGCTTTTTTAACTCTCTACCAATTGTTGAGTTACTTCGAAAGGATAATTCAATCAGACTATTACAAGCAATTTTACCATCTCCAATTATTCCCTCTTTTTCAAAAGCATTCATCACGCTGACATAATAATCCAAGTCAATATCATGAGCATCTGAGGAGTTGTTTACTGCATAGTAAAGTTTATGAAACGGAATACCTGTTCTATCTGATAACCATTGATAAGACTTTCCTGATTTAGCAATTAATATTTTTATTTCGTCTTTAGCTTTCATTTTTCATAAATTTTTTTTTGAGATTATAAAAAAGAATAATGTTTAGTTTAACGTAGCCTCTTGATTTTCTTTACGAGGCATAATAATAATAGCATCGCGACCATTAACACGTTCTCTGTAAATTTCCAATTCGTCGTTTTGCTTTATCTCATTATCCTCAAGGAAAGTCTGAGGAAGCGGAATAGTGAATTTATTCGAGTATTTGATTACGGCTTGATATCCGATTTTTCGAGTAGCGTCTAATTCAATCATTTTTCTTAATCCTTTATAAAATATCAAATATTACTATTGATAATATAAAGGATTACTTTATAATAATCAAGAAAAATTTTACTAAATGTAAAAATATCTTTTATATTGATATACTTAAGTTGGATTATAAAAAATACTTTATATTATGTCAAAAAGACAAGATTTCATTATTGAATTGTTACAAAAGCTAAAAAACGCTGGCATTTCTCAAGCTTTTATTGCCAGAAAAGTGGGATTGACTCCTCAAAATTTTAATTACCACTTGAAGGAAAGTCCTGAATTAGACCTTGATATCTACAATGCCATTGTTCGGGAAGCAAAAAAATTGATTGATTTAACTCCGGAAGAGAAACCTGCAAATGATTCACAGGACACTTTTGAAGGGAAAATACAGGCTTTTCAATACCCTATTTTAGCGACCGTCTTTGCCGGTGATCCAAACTTAATTGACCTTGAGCATTATGATGAAGTATCGTTTTTTACTTACAAAAAAAATAATAATAGGTGCTTTGCTTTAAGAGTAAATGGAAGAAGCATGGAAACGACCTTAAATGATGGGGATATAGTTTTGGTTGATATGGATTTATTACCGGTGGATGGAGATTTGGTTGCAGTAAAGTTGAAAAACGGAAACCAATATATCAAGAGATATAAAAATCTTAACTTTGCATTTGTACAACTTAGTAGTGATAATCCCAACTATGATGTAAGATTAATAGACAAAAATGACATTGTAGCAATTTTCCCAGTTGTCCAAATTGTTCTGAATATTAGAGATGAGAAAAGAAGAAATTAAGCAAGCAAAATTCATAGTAAAAAAGGGTTGGATAAAAAAAGTAAACCCAGTGATTAAAGAGGGCGACATAATTTTGGTTGATTTTACCTCAAAACCCTTACCAAACAATTATGCCTTCTATGCATTTAATGAAAAGAATTGGATTGAAAAATATAAAAAACCGATTAAAGGCGTAAACATCTATCCAATTATAACAGTCACCATTACAAATTAATATTCACCTAATATGAACCCTGATACTTACATAGGATTTCTTGGAGCTATAATAGGAGGCTTTTTAGTTTTAGTTATCAGTTTGCTATTTAAATCTAAAAAGCAAAACCAAACGAATGGTGAAAGTTCTGGAGAAGATAAAAATAATTTTTCTACAAAGGTATTAACTATCTTAATTATTGTAGCGTTAGCTGTTTTTTATTTTCTCTATAGACCAATTAGTAAGATCGATACAACCCCAATTAAATTAGTTACTTACTCCGTTACAGGAACAGTAGAAGAAGCTTTTGTATATTATGCAAACGCAAACGGAGATACCGAGCAGGAAGATATTACATTACCATGGGAAAAAAGATTTAATGCTAAAGTTGGAACCTTTTTATATATCTCTGCTCAAGTGCGTTCAAATAAACCCGGAACAATCATCACACAAATTAAATCGGGTAATATTATATTAAAATCTTCGACCTCAAAAGGACGATTTGTAATAGCAGATGCATCAGGAATATTACGGTAATGAAAACAACTCTGCCAAACAGAAACAAACTCAATAAACTTTACTTAGAACTTCGTAAAGTAAGACACGATTTAGCCGAGGTAAGTAGAAGCAAAGAACTTTCAACATTAATAAAAATCGCTAAATTGAATACACTGGAAAAGAGAGAAGATAGAATCATCCTCGCATTAGCAATAGAAAAAGGATTATTAAATTTTTGTAATAACTAAACAAATATTCCCAAATAATATTTAATATGGCATCACTCTATACAAGGACAGGTTCTCCTTTCATCTGGTTAAAATACTACGATAAATCTGAAAGAGAACCAAGTAAACGGATAAAAGCAATTTCAACAAAAATTATTGCCAATAAACAAGGTTGGACTGCAGCAAGAGAATTAAAGAAAAGATTTGAAGCAGGCATTGTTGAACAAAAGATTGAAGAAGAATTCGGCGTTCGATTAAAGAAAAGAATGCTGCTATCTGATGGTTTAATAGAATTTCTTTCAAAAAAACCAGATATAGCAGAAGGCACTATTAAAACCTATACAATCGCTGTTAATCATATGATAAAATGTAATTCAAATAAACATATAGAAAATTACTATCATAGTGATTACTCATCATTACTTAAATATTTTGAGAAGAAGGGATTTACAAAAACAACTCAAGCAATCTTCTTAAGACATTTACATGCTCTCTGGAATTATTTGATTAAAAATAAATACGCTGCCGAAAATATAATTATTAAAATTAAAGCTCCTAAAGGAAATCCCGAACCAATCTCCTTTATAGAATTTCAAAGAATATTAAAATACTATAAAAACAAAGGCGAAAGTTTAAAATCACAATATCATTTTGTTTATTTCTTATTACTAACAGGTTTTAGAGTCTCATCAGCACTAAGATTATACTGGGAAGATATCGACTTTAAAAATGAAGTTATGTATGCAACAAATCTCAAAGCAAAAAGAAAATTCATATTTCCTTTGCATAAAGAACTTTTAGATTTATTAAAAGAAATGAAACCCAAGAACTCTGGAAGAGTTTTCGATATGTATGCAGAAGGAGATTCACCAAAATTCTGGCAAAGAGACATAGAAAAATTAATTGAAAGAAAAATTATTGGACGTCCATATACTTTGCACGATATAAGAAAAACTTTTGCAAGCTGGATGGCCAACAAAGGAATAGACAGGAATATTGTAAAAGATTTACTTGACCATAGCAGTATTTCTGTTACAAGTGAATTTTATGTTCAATCGGAAATGAAGCAATTCCGAAAAGAAATAGAGAAGGTTAAATTTAAGAAAATATAATGTACCTGTATTGTACCTGAACAGCAAGTATATAGAACAAATAGAACAATCCGCTCATAATTTCTAATCGATTTTCCAATAAATTAATAAGTAAAATTGACTCTTAATCAACAGGTCGCCGGTTCGAGTCCGGCAAGGTGCACGTAAATTAAGTGCGAACTTACAAGTTCGCACTTTTAGTTTTAAATAGTTGTGTACTTAATTTTATAAATACACACTATGA